GGATTTTTTAAGGCGGCTGCAGAAGAACTGGTTAACTATCTGCCACAGATGCCGGATACAACCTGCATGGTGTTTGTGGAATCAGAAGTGGACAAGAGAAGCAAAATGTTTAAAAAGATAAAGGAACTTGGTTATGCCGCCGAGATGGAGCGTCAGGATATTAATCAGCTGGCCAGGTGGGCAGGAACATTACTTTCCAGAGAAGGAAAGAAGGTGACTGGACAGACCATGGAGCTTTTTTTAAATATGACCGGTGATGATATGGAAAATATCCGCATGGAGCTGGAAAAGCTGATTAGCTTTACGTTAGGAAGAGATGTCATAACTGATGAAGATGTGATGGCGATCTGTACAGAGCGGACCACCAATAAAATATTTGATATGGTTACTTCCATTGTTAACCGCCAGACGAAAAGGGCTCTTGAACTTTATGAGGACTTGCTTACATTAAAGGAACCTCCCATGAGAATCATGTTTCTCATTGCAAGGCAGTTTAACCAGCTGCTTCAGGTAAAGGAACTGATGGGCAAGGGAATGGATAAAGGAGGAATCGCCGCAAAGCTTAAAATTCCGCCTTTTGCTGCCGGTAAGCTGATGCCTCAGGCAAGAACTTTTTCCAAGGAACAGATTCTTTCTTATGTGAATTCCTGTGTTGAGGCGGAAGAAGCGGTTAAAACGGGAAGACTTTCCGATCGTATGGCAGTGGAGCTTTTGCTCACTGCAAAATATTAAAATAACAGGTTGTCTGTGTCAGAAGACGGGAGGATAAGGAACTGGTGAGTAGTTCCTTATCGCTCCCGTCTTCTTTCACTTTGAAAACCAAAAAATATATCATCATTAATATTGTCATTTTTATCATTGCCGCAGCAGAGAGCCTGGTGGGCTGCAATCGTCTCCAGGGTATCGCCCAGCTGACTAAAAATACAGCTGAGGAGTGCAATTTCGTCAGCTGTCCGCCCTTGTGCAAGACAGCAGGCAATGGATGACACAAGTGTTACAAGTTCGCAGGACTGCATAGTTCATCACCTCTGGATAATATATGTTGCATCAGGTGACATTAAGATAAGAAAAAAATTATTCTGCCATTTTATAAATATTAAACGGTTCAAAAAGAATCAAATAGTTGTCCTTTTGCAGCCCCTTCTCATATTTTGTCCGATAGCATTCCAGTGCTTCCAAAAGAAATTCTTCCGTAACCTCTAAATGTTCCGCGATCTCAAAGCTGTTTCTGCAGCCAGCCTCTTTCGCCGCAACCAGCTTCTCCAACGTGATCATTTTGTTATAAGCCCATAAACGTGCAGTGCGTTCCTGTTTTCTGTTTGAAACATCAGACTGATCCAGGATATCTCCGGCAGTGGTGTAGTAATGTCCAAGCTCTTCAGCCAGTACGCAGGCTTTCTGACAGCCAGACATATTCTGCCGGATGAGGATCTGATCGCCCCTAATCCGCCCGTCATTACCAATTAATGGTTTTTCTTTAATCATGATTCCGTCAGAGTCTGCTTCCTCTAATAATATGTCATAATTCAAATAAATCACCTCAACGAATTTTATTCCTTATTCATCGAAAAAGGCATCATCATGCTGTCTCATTTCCTCAGTCACTTCAATATCCGTCCGCTCATGAGCCGCTACCGGCTGTAAATAAGATCTGGATTCGGAATGCAAAGGCCGGACAACCGGATCCGCTTTTGTATATTGGGGGATGTGCACCATCTCACTGACCCGTTTTAGTGCTTCCTTTTGTCCGCTTTCATTGAGCTTTTGAAAATTACTGAGCATTTCTCTTGCAGACTCTCCGAAACAGCTGTTTTCATGATCCAGCGCAAAAATATTTGTTTCCTCCCAGCCCATGAGGGAAGCCGGAGTTGTTCTCAGTGCTTTTGCGATTGCAGTAATTTTAGACTGGGGAAGGCCTCTGCCGTCTACCTCTATCTTATTGATGGAAGAACGGGATTTGTAACCTGCCTTATTCGCAAGCTCTTCCTGAGACATTCCCAATTCCTCACGTCTTTGTTTAATGATCTGACCGATATCCATAGGATCACCTCCATGACAGCATTATAACATGAAGTAGAATTACTTTCAACAAAAATTAAGAAACGTGTTGACAAAAAGGAAACGACGGAGTATGATGATGGTGTAGACAAAAAGACTACAAAGAAAGGAGGAGAGGATGACCAATACGGTTCGGTTAAATGAGTTGATAAAAAAATCCGGGCTGAAAAAGGGGTGGATTGCGGACAGACTTCACTTGTCCAGCTATGGGTTTCGGAGGAAACTGTGGAATAAGAGTCAGTTTAAGGCAGGTGAGATTAAAGTGCTGTGTGAGTTGCTTGGGATTGCATCGTTGGAAGAGATCAGTGATATTTTTTTTAATGATGGTGTAGACAAAAAGACTACAATAAATAGAAAGGAGATTGAGTTAAATTGTGACATTTAATGAATTGCAAAAACATTTAATAAATGAAACAAAGGTTCTATTAAAGAATATGACCTTTCTTGATTCAAAAGGGAGAGATACAGAATTATTCGGATATCCACAAGCGGCAGATTTTAACGGTTTACCCGGCCAGGACCTACTGTTACAGGATAAGGAAGTAATCTTTCCGTATTTTCTGGTCAGGTTGGATCGGGTGGAATATAGAAAAAAAGATGCCGATGATAAAAATCTTGGAATTGTAGTATTGGAGATCAATATTTGCAGATCCCATAAAGATGGGTTTTATCTTTTGGCAGCTGCAATTGAGAAAATTACCCACAGATTTTTAACTGATCCCTTTTTACAATCTTTCTGGTGTGAACGAGCAATAAACATAAGTTTTCCTAAAAAAGTCACTCCTTCTTATTTTACAGGAGAAATTGAAATGTTTTGGAATATGCCAGAACTGGAGTCAGGAGGAATTTTATGAAAGCGTTGATTTATGTCGGCCCATCAATGGATCAGATTGTAAGGAATGGAGCATCATTTCGTGGCGGATTTCCCCCCGGACTCACAGAACTACTAAACGCACATCCGTTTTTAAATGAGTTAATGGTGCCCCCAGAGTTACTGGCGGAAGCAAAAAAGAACATCCGGAAATCAGAGAGTAATTTAAATATGCTGTACCGGAAAGCAGAAAATATCAGGAGGAAAAAATAATATGTCATATAAACATGGTATTGAAGTAATTGAAAATAAAACATCCTTTCCAACCCCGTTATCAACCCGTTATGGAGTGCAGGTTGTGTGCGGTACCTCACCGGTGAATTTAGCTGCAGATCCCTATGCTATGGTAAATGTTCCGGTTAAAGTAGATAGTTTCGAAGCAGCAGCAAGGCTGTTTGGATACAGCGATGATTGGAAAAAATATACGCTTTGCGAAAGTATGTATGCAAGCTTTAAGCTGTTTCAGGTATCGCCGGTTATTTTTATTAATGTACTTGATGCAAAAAGGCATTTTAAGAATGTGGACGAGACCGTGTATCCGGTAAAGAATCATCAGATCACTTTAAAAACAGACGGTGTTTTAAAGGATACTGTCAGGATCACTGTGAAACAGGAGGAGTCAGTAAAGCAGCTTACGGAGAATGCAGATTTTATTATGGATTTTGATGAAGCTGGAAATTTAATCGTTACTTTGCTGCGTTCCGGTATTGCCTATGACGCCAATGAATTAAAAATTTCATTTCATGTTATTGCTCCAGAAATGGTGACAGAAGAAGATGTGATCGGATCATACAATGTTGAGACTGGAGAAGAGACCGGTTTGGAAACTTTGCGTCAGATTTACCCAAGATACGGACTGGTACCAGGCGTTCTTCTGGCTCCTGGCTGGTCACAAAAGGCAAATGTGGGTGCAGCTCTTCAATCAAAATGTGAAGGGATCAGCGGTATTTTCAGAGCAATGTGCCTGTTAGACTTAGATACAGAAAAAGCCAGTAAGTATATGGACTGCCTTATGGCTAAGAAGGAAATGGGATATGACGAAAAGCACTCTGTCGTATTATGGCCAAAGGTGACAAAAGCAGGTAAAACCTATCATTATTCTTCCGTCTATGGAGCAATGATAAGTTATTATACGGTTACTAATGGTGATGTTCCTTATATTTATCCATCAAATAAGCTTTTAAATATTGATGGGGCGGTGCTTTCCAATGGAAAAGAGGTTTATCTTGATCAGGTTCAGGCAGGAGAATTAAACGGATATGGAATTGTAACCGCGTTTCATGATAACGGTTGGAGATCATTTGGCAATAATACCGGCTGTTATCCTGGTAACGATGATCCCAAGGACCGCTGGATTGGCTGTCGCAGAATGTTTGATTTCATTGCAAATTATTTTATCACTGTCTACAGAGCAAGACTTGATGAAGGAATGAACCGGAGAATGGTGGATGACATTATCAACAGCTTTAATATATGGGGCAATAGTTTAATGGCTGCCGGTATGTGCGCCGGTTTGTACGCAGAATATCGCAATGACGAAAATACGCTGGAAGATGTGCTGGCTGGACATATGAAGATCAGAATTCATTTTGCTCCCTATACGCCGGCAGAATACATACTGGCAGTAGAAGAATTTGATGTAACAGCTTTTGAAAATGCAATGAAAGCGGAGGAAGAATAATATGTTAAAACTACATTTAATCAACAGATATACGGTTTACAAAGGCGGTAAGGAATTAATTGGAACTGCTGAAGAGGTAAAGCTTCCGGAAATTACTAATTTAACGGACAGCCTGGAAGGCGCAGGAGTAGGCGGAACCATGGCGGTTCCTGTGATTGGATTGGTAGACGATATGGAGATGGAAATACCGTTTCTGTCTTTGTGCAAGGACGTGTTCTCTTTAATGGATCCCACTCAGACAGCAGACATCACCTTAAATGGTGCTCTTCAGGGCATGGATGGAGGAGACGGCAGTGTAGGGTATAAACCGGTATCCATTTCCGTTCGTGGAGTGGTAAAGAAGTTTGCACCTGGTTCTATGAAATCAGGCGCAAAGATGAGTTCCAGTGTAACACTTGGCTTAAGCTATTACAAGATCGTACTGGATGGGAAAACGGTGCTGGAGATTGACAAGTTAAACGGCATCTATGTTGTAAATGGTAACGATGTATTAAGCGAAGTAAGAGAGATGTGCTAAGGAGAAAAGTCATGGAAAAAGAGAAAAAGGTTTTAAAGGATAACGAGGCGGTTTTAAATCAGGAATGGCTGAAAATAAAATTAAAGGAGCCAGTGGAATATCAGGGAATCCGTGTGGACAGCCTCGATTTGACTGGGATGGAATCACTTACAGGCAGGGATTTAAACTCCGTTTACGATCTTTACGCTAATATGGGAGGAAGCGGAATTATCATGCAGGAAGCAACTCTTCTTTTTGCACAGATTATTGCTTCCAAGGTGACTGGCTTTCCTATTGAACTCTTTTATATTTTAAAGGCTGGAGATTCTGTTAAAGTGAAGAATCGGGTGTACCGTTTTTTCTTCCTCGAGGGATAAGCTGCGCAGAAGATATCCGTAAGGTTAATAAAGCATTTATATTTGCGGGCCGGTATACGAAGGCCGGCCCGGAGTTTTATTTTTCCCTTCCATTGAGCCAGGCTGCCAGACTTATTAAGGATGTGGCAGAAACAGCCAGGGAGGAGAACAGGGAAAGAAGTGTGAGGTGAGAATTATTGCATCAGGTGATGAAAAAGAGAAGGCAGTAAAAGCACTTGGGGAAGCCTCTGATAAATATTTTAATACTATAGCCAAAGGAAGTTCATTGGCAGTTGAAAAAACCAAAGCTTTCTTAAAGGAGTCTGTCACCGCAGGCTTAGAGTTTGAGACTCAAATGAGCTCTGTTGAAACAATTACGAAAGCTTCTTCCTATGAAATGGAGCGTCTTAATCTGGCAGCCAGGAAAATGGGAGAAACCACAGGTTTTTCTGCCAAGGATGCTGGCAAGGAATTGGAACGTATGGCTTTGGCTTAATAATGGGTCGGCTGAATTGAAAGGTTCAGCGCATACTGGGGAAAATCGGTGAAGGCTAAAATTGCAAGAGATACAGACTGCAGTCATGCTAATACCGAGAGAGCTGCGAATCAGGCGGTTTTTGTAACGCATAGGAGTTGAGCGTTTTTGAGAGCAAAAAAACTCCCACGAGTCTCCGGCACGGTTGTCTTAAAGGACAGTCTGAGATAGTTAGCCACTATCAAACCTAACGTAAAACGAGGGTGAAGATGTATGCTGAGCTTACAGGAAACTGTAAGAAGCAGAGGATAAAAAGCCTTTGCGGTAACACACTGGGATGGAAAACAGAGGATATGTTAAAAGGGCTGCCAGGAGTTATGACTCTTGCAGCAGCCTTTGGAGAGGATTTAGGAAGTGTTTCTGGGACTGTTACTGACACCATGGAGGCGTTTGGACTTCAGGCCAACCATTCGGCGCGGATGATTGATGTTCTGGCTCAAGCTTCTATAAGCACAAACACCAGTCTGGATATGATGGGAAAGGCACTTCAAGGAGCAGCACCGGCAGCATCTGCATTTGGTTACAGCATTGAAGATACGGCAATGGCGGTTGGACTAATGTCTGACGCAGGAATTCAGGGTGAGGCAGCAGGCCAATCTTTGAAAAGTTTGCTGACTCATCTATCTGAACCTACCAAGTTGGTACAGAACTATATGGATAGGTTATCTGTATCATTAAAAGACAGCTCAGGAGAGATGAAACCCCTTGGGACAATGCTGTCAGATTTAAAATCGGGATTTTCGGGTCTATCCAATGCTCAGAAAGAGGAATATGCATCAGGGCTGGCTGGTAAAGACGGCATGGCCGGTTTTCTCGCCATGATGGAAGGTTCTGATGAGGAATTTATCAGGCTGAAAGATGCCATGGAAAATAGTGAGGGAGCTGCCAAGAAGCTTTCTGATGTACGGATGGATAATCTGGCAGGTGATGTATCCCTCTTTAGTAGCGTATACGATGGAATAGGTCTTGATGTTTACAGCAATATTTCTGACGATTTAAGAATGATTGTTCAGGGGGCAACCAAATGGCTTCAAAGCTTTGGGGAGACTTTGGAGATTAATATTCCCACAGCAAGAAGATTCATGTCTGAATTTGCAGATGGTCTTGTGAAAACTTTTGGACCAGTAAAGGCAGTCGGGGAATGGTTTTTAAATCATCCGGAGGCAATTAATGGGGGCATTACTGGAATTACAGCTGCTTTTGCAACATTTAAAGCAGCCAATATAGGTATAAGTGTATTAGGAAAATTATCATCGCTTATAACGGCCTGGCCCTTGGCTGCATTTGGTCTGGCGGCGGGGGCAATCGCGGGAGTTTTTATGGCAGTGAAGGCGCACAATGATAAATTAGCGCGACAGGATCTGGAACAACGGTTTGGATCTATAAAACTTTCTGTAGAAGAGCTTGATGCCACTGCTAAAAAAATTGTTGATAATGGCAATTTAAATAACTTATCTAAAGCATTTGGAGAGTTGGATAAAGTGAAAGATCTTTCTAGAAACTTTAAAAACAACAATGATAATTTGGATAAGCTGATATGGAAAGTTGGCATGGGATTTGAGCTGGACGAAAGCGATAAGAATACATTTGCCTCATCGGTTGATGGATTGGTAAAAGGTGCACTGGATATTGTTGAGCAAACACAGTATTCTGCAAATCTAAATATCCAGGCTTTATTTGGTTCGGATAGTAATATAGGAAATCAGTTAATTGACAGCTTTAATGCGACTTACCAGTCAATTGGTTCTCAAGTAAATGATATAGGGAAAAAGTTAGGGGAAGTTTACAAAGATGCTATAGTTGACGGTGTAATTGATTCTAAGGAAGCTGAGATGATACGATCCCTTCAATCAGAGTTAAGCAATGTAACAAGTCAGGTTATAAAATCCAGGTTTGAGGGAAAAATGCAGAGAATTATGATGCAATACTCTGGTAAAGATTTGGACCCTGATACGTTTAATAATCTGCAGCAAGAAATAAAAGATACACTAGCTGAAGAACGTGAGCAGCTGATGCAGGTTATGGATCTAAGTCTGGGAGATTTGGAATTGCAATTGAATCGTGGAGATATATCTGTTCAGGAGTATGATGACAGAAAGAAAATAATAAAGGATCAGTATCATAATCAAGAAATGGAGTATCAGGCGAATGGTGTTTCTTTCTCTGTAAGTACGATAGCAGATGCATATCAGGATGTATTTAAAGATATTATTCCTGAGGTCAGAACTGGTTTGGATGATGTAATGTTAGATATCAGAAACGCTCAAAATGCAAACGTATTTTCACCAAATTTTTTATGGGAACAAATGGGCTTTGATAAAATTGACAATGATGAAATGGATAGTCTTCAAAGTAATTGGAAAGCTATGAAATCAGATTATGCTCAGTTACAAGCCGAGTTTAATGGTTATCTGGAACGTGGAGAGACAGTACCTGAATCCGTTGCTAAAAAGTTGTCAGATGCATCATTTATAGGAGCGGCAGCTGGTGATAAACATGCATTATGGCAAATGATTGGGATAAATGCAGCGGGTAATTCCGATTATATGGCAGCAATAGAAAAAGCCAGGAATGCGGATATAGAAATACCTGAAGAAATAGCATTATATATTGATAAAGGAGGGCCTGTAGTAACAAACGCCGTAGAGAGATTATATGATCTGGCGGAGACTACAGCAAACGATAAAACAGCTGATATAGTGGTTAAAGGTAATGTTCGATGTTTATTTAATTATCCTAACGATGAACCTCAACTTATTGCATTTAAAGGAAAGCAAGGATATGAATTACCACCTCTAAATAAGACTGAAGCGGAGGTAGCACCTAATGTAAAACGATATGCCAAAGGAGGATTAATAAGCCACCCCACAATATCCTGGTTTGCGGAAGAATACCCAGAAATGGCAATTCCTATAAATAATTCAAAGCGATCAAGGATGCTTTGGCAGGAAACAGGCCGACTGATTGGAGCCTATGAAGAAAATAACTATGGAAAAATTTTTGAGAGTATGACTTCATTCAACTCAAGTGACATGAATGGTGGCAACTCATTTGCTCCCGTGTTCAGTCCTACTATCTATATTAATGGAAAAAATGCTACCAGAGAAGAAACACAAGGTGCGGTTCAAATGACATATGAGCAATTTAAAGAATGGGCTGCACAACTTCAAAGAGAGAAAATCCGGGTAGCGTTTTAGGAGGTAAAAATGACAGAACAGTATGTAACAGAACAGGGTGATACCTGGGATTTGGCAGCTAAAAAAGTATACGGCGAAGAAAAGTATCTTGATTATCTGATGAGTAATAATTTTAACTGTTTAAACTATTTTGTATTTCCGGCAGGAGTCTCTTTAAAGACACCGGTACTTCCGGCAGGGAGGGTAAATGGCGTTCCGGAATGGAGAATCAATAGCAAATAAATGCGTCAGGAGGGGTGGCATACGGGAAATCCTAGAAGAGAGTATTTAAGCGTTGTTTACAATGGAATTGATATATGGAACAATTTATCTCCTTACATAGAAAGCTTTTCTTATGAGGATTCAGTGGATGAATCAGACACTATTTCCATATCCTTAAGCGACCGTGATTTAAAATGGAGTCGAACCTGGCTTCCGGAAAAGGGGGATAAAGTTTCTCCTTCCATCATTCTTGAGAATTGGAACTATGAAGGAGAGAAGATGACAGTAATATGCGGAGCTTTTTTAGTAGATGATTACTCTTTTTCCTGTCCTCCCTTTTCCTGCACAATCAATGGAGTCTCTGCTCCTGTAGACACTTCATTTAAAGAATCAGAAAACACAAAGACATGGGAAAATGCAACGGTTCGTCTGATTGCCAATGAAATTGCTGCAAAATATGGTTTAGACCTGATATTTGAAGTCAGTGAAGATATTGCTGTATCAAAAACAGAACAAGACAAGCAGCCAGACAGTGAATTTTTGAAAAATCTATGTGAAAAATACGGTCTGGGTATCAAGGTATATTCCAACCGGCTGGTTATATGGGATTTAAAACAGTATTTTGAAAAGTCCCCTATACTTACTATTGTGCCGGATATGGTATCAAAATGGACATACAACAGTACGATACAGGGTACTTATACCGGAGCTAAGGTAAGTTATGCGAACCCAAATAATGAGAAGACGGTTGAAATACTGGTTGGCACGGAAGAACGGCTTTATAAAACCAATCAAAAAGCAGATAGTGAAGCAGATGCCAGACGGATTGGAGAGAGTATTTTAAGAAATGCCAATCGTAAAGAAAGAACCATGAAGCTGACGATTCCACCTAAAATGTCTTTATATGCAACCTGCAATGTTAAACTATCCGGATTTGGCAATCTGGACGGGAAATATTTTGTTGAAAAGGTATCTCATAGTTTATCTGGTAAATCATACGACATGCAGGTAAGTCTCAGCTGTATATCAAGAGACAGTGAAAATTCAGAAGTGGAATCGAAAAATGAAACAGCTCAGACCAACGGCAACACTGCCCATGGTAATTACACGGTTGTCAAAGGAGACAGCTTATGGAGTATTGCAAAACATTTTTATGGAAGCGGAAGTAAATCTCAGGATCTTTATCAGAAAAATAGAGATCTTATTGAATCGGAAGCCGTAAAGAGGGGAAAGAAGGATTCTGGGAACGGTTACTTCATCTACCCTGGTATGTCTCTTATCATACCATGAAAGGAGAAAATATGAATGATGTAGTCAGAGTCGGGAGAATCTCTTCTGTAAATCAGGAAAATGGAATGGTCAGAGTTTATTATCCGGACAGAGACAGTACGACTTCAGAACTGGGAATGTTTTGTTTCCTGGGAGAGTATAAACCTCCGAGAGTAAATGATCAGGTAATTGTTCTTCATCTGTCTAATGATACCAGTTCAGGCGTTGTATTGGGCGGATTCTGGAATGAAGTCAGAAAGGCTCCCAGGGAAATGACCTACAAAAAGGAGATGGACAGTAACAGTTATGAATCTCTTCAAAATGGAACATTTACATTGCATTCCCAGGAAATCAGTCTGGAAGGAGAAAAAGGAGCAATCAGTCTTACTGAAATTCTGGATTTGAAAGCCAGACTGGAAAGATTGGAAAGGAGTCTGTCGCAATGATTGGTATATTAGGTAGTCTGCGTTTTAGAGTCAATGACAACCGGGTATTTACTTTTCAGAATTTAAAGAGAGAGATATCAGCGTCATGGAGTACCATGGAGCGGATTGGACAGAAGCCTCTTAGTGAATTCAACGGACCTGACCTGCAGACCATAAGTTTTGATATAACATTGGATGCGTCTTTGGGTGTGAAGCCGAGGTATCTTTTGGGAGTACTGGAACGAATGGTTGAGACAGGGGAAGTAAATACACTTGTAATCGGCAAAAAAAAAGTCGGAAAAAACAAATGGGTTATTACTAAGAGTTCGGAAGCCTGGGAGGTTGTATTAAGAGGCGGAGAATTGTACCGAGCCAGCGTTTCTTTGACTTTACAGGAATATTTGTGAGGTAGATAAATGGTAAATTACGAATTATCAATAACTGGTTTGTCCGGCAGGCTGGAAGAGGAATTGAAGAGAAACTTAAAAGCGCTGTTGGGAACAAGAGCTGGATTCCAGCCGGCTGACAGAGATTTCGGAATCTCATGGGGGTGTCTCGATGAGGTTCCGGAAGCAGCAGAAAGTCTGTTTTTTCTGGAGGTAACCAGTAAAGTGGAAAAATATGAACCAAGAGTATCTATAAAAGATATCACATTTGAGAACAAAGAGGGGACTATTATTCCACACATATATTTTGCAGGAAAGGAGGAAATATAATGGAAAGCAGATTTTCTGATTATCCAGAGGTCAGTTTTATAGAAAATACAAGTTTCTCCGACTTACAGGAAAGATTGATCCATGATTATGAAGAAAAGTACAGAGAGTTAACCGGTGAAGATGTTTCATTGGGACTGGCCGACCCTTATCGTCTCATTTTGTATTCCTGTGCAGTTGCAATATATCAGGGGTATCAATATGAGGACAAGGCAGGAAAAATGGGATTGCTGAAATACAGCACAGGTGAATTCCTGGACAATCTGGCAGCATTTAAAAAAGTAAAAAGAAATGAAGCGGCGCCCGCACGTACTGTGATACGGTTTACGTTGGCAGATAAGGTTGAACGGGCGGTAGTCATACCAAAAGGAACCAGAGTGAAAGGTCCTGATTTATATTTTACAACAACAAAGAAAAGTGAAATAAAGTCAGGGCAGTTATATACAGATATAGCAGCTGAGTGTGAACAAAGCGGAACGATAGGAAACGGTTATCTGCCCGGAGAAATTAAGTGGTTAACGGATTTGCTGCCTTATACAATGAAGGTTTCAAATATTGTGACGACCAGTGGTGGTGCAGACAGGGAAAATGATGAAGAACTGGCAGAGAGAATTTATTTATCTCCAGTCAGCTATTCCACTGCCGGACCGGAGCGCGCATACGAGTATTGGGTTAAAACATTCAGTCCAGCAATTGGAGAATGCCGTATTACTTCAGAATCTCCGGGGGAGGTGGATATCTATGTTACCATGGCAGATGGTACGATTCCTGACGATGTTTTTTTAAAGAATTTGGAGACATATTTATCAGATAGCAATATCAGACCCTTAACAGATCATGTAGTTGTAAAGAAACCTGAGGAAATAAAATATGATATTGAACTGATTTATTATATTCGCAATGAAGACAGAGACAGGGAAGAAACCATGAAGGAAGCCGTTTCAACAGCCTGCAATAATTACATAACATGGCAGAAGAAGGTAGGGAGAGATATTAACCCCGCACAGCTTCTATATCACATAATGGGTACAGGAATAAAAATGGCTGATATTGTGAAACCAGTATTTACGGAAGTACCTGATTCCGCTCTGGCAGTACCGGATCAAATCACTTTGACTTACGGAGGAAGACGGGATGATTGATTTTTATCATGGTGAAATCAATGACATTATGCCGTATAACCTGATTACTCCTGAGACGAAAGCGGTCAGTTATGCTGTGAGCCAGGCGATGAAAAAATTACAGGAGTATTCTCAGGCAAGCCATTTATATGGAGAAATTAAAAAAGTACCGGAAGCTGTTTTAGATCTTCTGGCATTGGAACTTAATACTCAGTATTATGAACAGACGATGCCAAGGACTTTAAAAGAAGAGTTGATTGTACAGACAACCGCCTGGTATATGAGATCAGGAACTCCTGGTGTGCTCAAAGAATTCTTAAGTGCAGTGCTTGATGGAGGAGAAATTAAGGAATGGTATCAGTATGATGGAGCTCCTTTTCATTTTAAAGCAGTAGTTCATGTAGGGGAACACGAGATTCTGCCTGGATATGGATCAGAGATAAAGAGGCAGATAGAGTTATATAAAAATGCCAGATCGTGGCTTGAGTATGTGGAATTTGTAATAAATTCTATTGCTACAAGTGAAATTAGTTATGACAATGCGATCCGGTTTCGTAACCGCTTTTATCCTCGGGTAAATACTCCTTATTTAAGTCTGGATGGGTTATGGAAACTGACTGATAAGAAACTGAGCGGATATGATAGTGATGAAAGAATTGATTTCTATCCTGTTGTACAAAAATTTCAAATTAGAGTTTCAAAGGATATATTACCAGATGGAAAGATGAGGTTTATGGATACGGTTCCAGTAGATCAATCCAGAGATGAACGCTTTCGTCTGATTGAGTTTCTAAAAGTTAGATCTGAGGGGAAAAATGCACTTAGAATAAAAAATGAAGTTAAAAGTGAAATTAAAACAGGAAATATCAGGGTTACTACATTAAATGAATTATCTTCAGAATGGAGTCTTGATAATTCCAGATCATTAAACGGAGGACTAACCGTTCTATAGAAAGGATGATAAATATGGCAGATATTACAAATGGAGTTATCACACTAACTGGAAGAAAAAAATTCTGTAAAGCACATGCTGGAGATATGGCACTTCCAATCATTACTCATATGGCCTGGGGCGATGGAGGCGTAGAAGACAATGGAAAGCCCAAAACAGCCTCCGGAAATGAAATCGGTCTCTACAATGAATTGATGAAGAAGGAAATTGAAACTCATGTTTATACCGATGAAACGGAAACAATCTGCCGCTATACGGCTACTCTTAACAAAGGAGAACTGACCGGAAGTGAGATATCAGAAATGGGACTGTTTGATGCAGAAGGAGATTTAATTGCATACCGAACCTTTATGCGAAAAGGGAAAGATGCAGATATTCCCCAGATCTATGATATGGATGAAATATTTTAAGGAGGTTTACTATGGAATTTTGTGATGTAAAAAACCCGCCGGAGTATTCCATGGAAATCCGGAAGTGGGATAGAGAGACACTAGCCGATGGCCAAGAAATGGCGGTTGAAATAGAACAACTTTTTAACAATACCATTTATAACAAAATGGTGCAGGAGCAGCATGAACAGCCTATTGAGATAAATTTACCTGCCAATGGGTGGAGCAATACAATTCCCTATAGTCAGAAAGTAGCGGTAACCGGATTGAAAGCCTCTGATAATCCGGTATTAAATCCTTGTACTCCTAAAAATCTGGTACCTGCAGAAGTGAAAATCAGGAGGAAAATGGCCGGTATGATAACTGACGGGGAAACCGAAGATGGATATGTAACCTTTTATTGTGGAGAAAAGAGGCCTACGGTGGACTTTAGTATATATCTGAGAGGAGTGAGTGCTAATGGGTAAAGTCATTATTGACGGTACTGGCGGTACTGGGGGAGGGTCTGATGAATGTACAGCTCTTAAAGATGATGTATTAAAAGGTATGCGAGCTATAACAGCTGATTCAGATGATGAGGTTGTAGAGGGAACTTTGGAGCTTACCGGAGATGCTGCAGACAGCCAGGTACTGTTTGGTAAAACCTATTATAACACGAACCACCAAAATAAGAGAACAGGAAGTATGGTGAATCAGGGGGCTGTAAGCCAGACTTTAAACGCCGGAGGAAGTTATACAATACCGGCAGGCTATCATAATGGTTCCGGAAAAGTCATGGCAAACAATCTGACAAGCCAAACACCCGGATCAGCTTCTGCAGGACATATTTTAAGCGGATACACTGCTTGGGTCAATGGAAGTAAACTGACTGGTTCAATAGCTTCTATGGGAGGTCAGACTATTACTCCGGGAACTTCTCAGCAAACGGTTTCCAGTTCCGGGAAGTATATGACCGGGAACGTGGTGGTGAATGGTATATCTAACTTGACAGCTGCAAATATTAAGAAAGGGGTCAATGTTGGAGGAGTCGTTGGCACGTTTGAGGGTTATGTGCCTACTGCAAATGATTTATATTTGAGAGGAAAGAGTAATATATCATCCTGGGTGTATATACAATCGGAGGACTTCCATTTTGAGACTGGAATGATATATGCCTATAATGCCGGGTCTGGTACGCCAGCCATTGGAGCAAGTATAAATTTAACTGGATATAATTATTTAAATGCCGAAGTTATGTGTACTTCATCAAATTACATTGGCCTTAGAATCAACGAGTCAGATTTATTTTCAAGTAGTATTACATCAACATCACTTACTCTCAATGCAAATACAGTAACAACAATATCCCTTAATATATCAGCAATATCGGCAACAAGAGTATTTGGTCTAGGTATAGCTAATAACAGACACTATTATATTTATCGCATTTGGTTATCATAGAAGAGGTTTATCTATTATCCATTGCCAAAAGGCAGTGGTTTCTATCTATGATAACAGAAAGGATTTTGTTTATGAAAATTTATACAGATATTAATCATACGATATTGGCATTAGAGGTTGCTCCCACTTGTTGGGAACATTGTGTTGAAACAGAACAGACTCGCGAAAAATTGTTTGGCACTCTTTGCGATGCATGTATTAAAGGATACAAGTATGAACCACAATATGAATTTCTCTTTAAGGAAGATGGAAACCATGAGAGAGATGAAGAAACAGGCGAGTTACTTTATAAATTCGATGATGAGGGGAATAAAATACTTACTGGATATGCCTGTTATCCATTTATAGATTACAATACTCTCATGTTGATTCAAAAGCAGTACGAGGATTCCCAGCGACAGGTACAGGTGCTCAATGCCCAGATAGCATACCTGTCCATGCTGGCAGGAATTGAAACGGAGGCAGGCTATGAGTAAGAGTAAGAGTAAGAATTATGAAAAAGTAGAAGGTTTTTACAATGCAAAGATATGGTCTTTAAGAATGGTCAAAAATGCAGTTAATCGGTGGATCACGGCAGCTGAGTACCAGGAGATCACAGGAAAAGAATATGTGAAAGGTTGAGGTTAATCGATGGATAAAATATTAGAACTTCTCGCTTTGGCATGGGGAAGCCCAATAATTAAGCTGGTCATTTTAGCAGTAGTAATGGACACATGCTTCGGCTGCATCAGAGCAATAAAGGAGCATAAATTTAACAGTTGTTTTGGAATAGATGGAGCCATCCGTAAAATCTCCATGGTCGCTTCCCTGGCGTTCCTCCTTGTACTTGACCAAATCGTACACCTAAACCTAATTGGTTTTATTCCGGAAGCAATCCGGTCCTATCTACCAGTTAATTCAATTGGTGTGGCCGAGTTTTTCGGTCTTCTATACATAGCATACGAGTTGGTCAGTATTTTAAAAAACATGACATTATGCGGTCTACCCGTAAAACACATATGGGAAGCCATAAAGAAGTTCCTGTCACAATACACTGACGAACTTCCCGACCGCACATAAATTCTTACCAAGTACACCGCCCCGTGACATTTCCCCTCCTTTCTTCATATGATAAATAGAAAGGGACAAGGTGATATCTATGGTAAAAAGCGAATCAACCCAAGACATGAGCAACATTGAACTACTTGGAATACAGGAAAATCTAAAAAATTCCGATTATACAGAAATCGAACGTTTCCGGGAATCCTTTGACGCAGATGACATGGGATTCTCGGGAAGAAGGGAGGGGATTTAAGTGGAAATAAACAAACTTCTAACCCCATATAACTATAGTAACGGCGAATTAAGCCGTATTAAATATATCGTCATTCATTATGTAGGAGCGCTGGGAGGCGCAGAAGCAAACTGCAAATACTATGCCTCCCAGTACGTAGGCGCCAGCGCCCACTACTTTGTAGGCTTTTCCGGAGAAATCTGGCAATCCGTTGAAGACAAAAACATCGCATGGCACTGCGGAGCCAAAACCTATATCCATCCAGAATGCCGCAACAGCAACAGCATTGGTATCGAGCTGTGTGTCAGAAACAAAGGCAGCCAGTCCGACACAAGCAAAGACTGGTACTTTGAAGATGCAACCGTGGCGTCAGCAAAAAAATTGACCAAAAAACTGATGGAACAATACGGAATCAGAGAAGATCACGTAATCCGTCATTACGATGTAACAGGTAAAATCTGCCCCAATCCTTATGTATACAACAATACCATTCACACCTGGGAAGATTTTAAAGATTCCCTTTTATCCGCAGCAGAAGTAAAATCCGGCTGGGTGGAAGAAGAAAACGGCTGGAGATTTTATTTAGGGAATACAGGAGATTATGTGAAAAATGACTGGTATCAGGATGGAGATACCTGGTACTGGTTTGATGAGGCCGGATATATGGTAAAAGACACCTGGAAAACCGGAAGTGACGGAAAGTGGTATTATTTAGACAGTTCAGGCAAAATGGCAAAAGACCAGTGGGTGATCTGGAAAAATGAACTTTACCGCGTGACAGCTGACGGCAGTATGTATGAGGGTGAGCTTCACTTAAAGTCAGACCAGAACGGCGCACTTCAGATTCAATAA